AGAATAAAAAAACAGGACACCTCTACATTGGAAAGAAACAAACAAAACACGGTGGAAAGAAATCTAGTAAGAACTACGGGAAAGAAACTAACTGGAAAAGATATGCGGGTTCTTCAAAGCATCTCACCGAACAGATTAAAGAGTTCGGCAAAGATAATTTTAAATTTGTCATCTTGGAGCTTTATAGCACACGCGGTGGTTTGAATTATTGCGAAATAGCTTTCCAGACAAAGTGTAATGTACTGACAGAGAGATTCCCTGACAGTGATGAACGGTTATTTTTGAATGCCCAAATCGGCGCTGTTCGGTGGATTCCTAAAGAGTTCTGGACCGACGAGGAGCGACTTATGTTCGTAGGTGAGAACAACGGGTTCTACGGCAAGGCTCACACAGCGGAAACAAAGAAACTGTTGTCAGATTACAGGAAGGGAATGCGAGGCAAGATTCCTCGCACACCGGAGTGGAACAGGGCTATCTCAGAGAGCAGTATGAAAGGGCTAAATCATCATAACTCGAAAGGGGCTATAGAAGGTACTTGCGTTAAAACAGGAGATGTAATCATATGTATTGGTCGCAATGCTGTAGAAAAAGCTGGCTTCGAACAAGCATCGGTGTACCGCTGTGTGAACGAAAAACAAAAAACCCACAAGGGCTACACTTGGAAAAGGATATAATTAATGCTTAGAATGATTGCTACAGGCACCTATATTATGAGCCTAGCTATGCTGGTTCTTTCCTTATTTGGAATCTTAGAGATTATTGACTTCAATGCTATTGCAGGACTTATCTTATACTTCATCTTACAAGAAGTCTCAGAGTTCGCTGCTACTATTGTTTATGCACGGGAATCTGGAGGGGAATAAACTATGGGTCGAATCGTAACAAAAAACCAGCCGTGTGACGATTGTGGAGGTTCTGACCCTCTACAAGTATATGAAGATGGTTCGACCTTCTGTTTCTCATGCAGAAAGAGTCGTCCAGCTCCTAAACAACCAAGAGAGGTAATCGATATGGACTTTGAAGTCGATGACGGAGCAACCTCTTGGGGTGACTCACGTCTCAATGAAATTAAGAACGACTACCCTGTGCGTGGCTTTAAAGAGCGTAACATCTACAAGCAAGTTGCTGAACATTACGGCGTGAAAGTAAGCTATGACTTAGATGGCGCTATCGAGAGCCACTACTATCCTTACTACGAGAATGAACAACTCACAGGTTACAAAGTACGTAATCTTCCTAAGAACTTCAGCTCAGTAGGCAAGGTTCGGGGTGGTCTCTTTGGTCAAAACCTCTATAGCGGCGGTAAGCGCTTAGTTATTACTGAGGGCGAATGTGATGCTATGGCGGTTCAATCGGCGTGGTACAAAAGATATAAGACTTTCTATCCAGTGGTTTCAATTCGTTCAGCTTCAAGTCTTAATGATTTGATTGAAGAGCGTGATTGGGTTCGTAACTTCGATGAAGTCATCTTGTGGTTTGACGGTGATACCGCAGGTCAAGAGGCTACTAAAGAAGCTGCTCGTATCATTGGTTATGACAAAGTTAAGATTGCTAAAGGTGGTACAGAGAAAGATGCCAACGACCTATGGATTAAAGACGCCGATAAGGTGCTTAAGGTTATCTACGATGCTGTTGACTATACACCAGCGGGTATCCTTGGTAAAGAAGAACTCTGGACACAACTAGAAGAATATAATAAGCTAGAATCAATCCCCTATCCTTCGTTTATGACAGGGCTTAATGATAAACTCAAGGGTATGCGCTTCGGTGAAATCACTCTATGGACGTCAGGTACAGGTTCAGGCAAGTCTACGCTACTACGCGAGATTGCTGTTCACTTACTTGAAGCCACAGACGATAAAATCGGTATTGTATCACTAGAAGAATCCCCTGCTGAGACCGCTCGTAAGATGTCTGGCATGGCTCTAAACCGCAACCCTGCTAAAGAAGAAATACCATTGGAAGAACTACGTGAGGGTTATGACAAGATATTCGGCGATGACCGTGTACTCGTACTTGACCACCAAGGTAGTATTGCTGATGGCTCTATCATGGACTACCTAGAATACATGTGCCTGTCTGGTGCTAAGTATCTCTTTGTTGACCACATTACTATTCTCGCTTCAGAGGGTGCTGATGGGTTGACAGGTAACGAAGCCATTGACTCTATTATGAACTCTTTACTACGTTTGGTTAAGAAGCATAATGTGTGGATTGGTTTAATTAGTCACCTTCGTAAGACAGATAACAAAGGAGCTTCCTTCGAAGAAGGTAAATTGCCCAGCATGGACGATATACGTGGTTCTGGTTCTATTAAGCAAATAAGCATGGACGTGATAGCTTTCGCAAGGAATGTTGGAGCGAACGACCCTGAAGAAAGAAACACAATTAAAACCAAGGTACTAAAGTGTAGATACACAGGTCTTACCGGACCATCTGGCTCGTTAGCCTACGACTTCGACACTGGCAGACTTACGAAAGGAAAGGATTTTGATGATGAACCCGAATCAATGGGTTTCCAAAGAGTGTAACATAGACGGGTGTAGTAATACTACTAACCAATACACCCGTAAAGACGGTTCTAAGGTAGTCTCAAGTCGTTGTAATGTCTGCAATAACAATATGAGACTATACAAAATAACAACACCTCAACGAGAAGAGCTATTGAAATCCCAAGGATACCTTTGTAAGTGTTGTAGCAATCCTATAAAATTCTCAGGGGAGCGTTATAAGTCTGCTTGTCGAGATAACGCTGTTGTTGACCATTGTCATGAGACAGGGGAAATCAGAGGAATCTTATGTGGAAACTGTAATCTGGTAGTGGGTCGTTTAGACGATTCACTCCAGTATCTTTATAAAGTGCAGAGGTATATGGAGGGGTTCTAAAGAGTATGATTAAGATAATGTTAACACAAGAGTGTTGTATACTTTACTTCACGCTAGGGAGTCTACACGATGACAGAAGAACAAGCAATCCTAATAAGTATTATCCTCAACATGGCAGTGGACGGGAAGTGTGATTTATCACAACTCTCGCCTAACGTTGCTGCTTTTATTGAAGGCACACTAGAAGATTATAATGAAGAAGACCCTGAAGAAAGACAAGTGCTATACTGGTACGCCCATGAAGCACTAGACGTTTTACCTAAACGTAAATTACATTAAGGAGAAACCAATGATGATGAAAGCTAATGTTATATTATTCCTAAAGGGTGCTAATGTACGTATTCCTCTTGAGGTAAAGTTTCACAGCGGATATGACAAAACGGATTTAACAGATGTTGTTAGGGAGATGTTCCCTCACATCGACAAGTGGGACTGCTATGGTGAGTTCATAGAGGAGAACTCTGATGACTAAACTTGAAGAGCTGAAGGCTGCTTATAGTGCTGCTCGTGATGCTTTGGATGCTGCTATTGATGCTGCTTGTGCTGCTTGTGCTTTTAATGGTTATGACTCTTTTGGGGCTGCTTCTGATGCTTATGAGGCTGCTGAAGCTGTTTATGATGCTGCCTATACGGCTCGTGATGCTGCTCGTGATGCTTACGAAGCTGAACTAAAGAAGATACAAAAGGAGAAACAAATGACTAAGCTAGAAGAACTGAAGGCTGCTGCTGAAGCTGCTCGTGATGATGCTCGTGCTGCTGTTTCTGATGCTTTGGATGCTGTTGTTTTTGTTGATGATGAGTATGCTGCTGATGATGCTGCTTGGAAGGCTGTTACTGCCCGTGATGCTGCTGCTGATGATGCTTGTGCTGCTTACAAAGCTGAACTAAAGAAAACACAAGAGGAGAACTCTAATGACTAAACTTGAAGAGCTGGAGGCTGCTTGGGAGGCGGCTTATAAGGCTGCTTGGGTTGCTAACGACCGTGCTTGGGCTGCCTTTGGTGCTGCCAAGGGTGTTACTGATGATGCTTGGGATGTTTATGCTGCTGCTAAAGCCGCTGCTGATGCTGCTTGGGGTGCTGCTGATGCTGCTATTGATGCTTACCAAGCCGAGCTAGATAAGATACAAGAGGAGAACTCTAATGACTAAACTAGAAGAACTGAAGGCGGCTGCTCGTGCTGCTCGTGCTGCTGCTGTAGCTGCTGATGCTGCTTATGATGATGCTTCTGATGCTCATAAGGCTGCTGAAGCTGCTTATGCTGCTGCTTATGCTGCTGTTTATGCTGCTTATGCTGTTGCTCGTGATACTGCTGATGCTGCTGATGCTGCGCGGGAGGATTACGAAGCTGAACTGAAGAAAACACAAGAGGAGAACTCTAATGACTAAACTAGAAGAACTGAAGGCTGCTGCTATGGCTGAGCTGGATGCTGCTTATGCGGCTCGTGGGGCTGCTTGTGATGCTGATTGGGTTGCTGCTGATGCTGTTGTTGATGCTGCTATTCATGCTGCGTGGGATGCTGCTCGTGATGTTCGCGAAGCTAAGCTAAAGAAAACAAAGGAACAAACTAATGCAAATTAAACCAGAACTAAATAAAGCTTATGAACACTTTCATAATTTTATCCTACTTGCTATTAAGAATAAAGACCATCTAGAAATCTATTTAAATGCCAGCCATTTGTCTGACGATGAAAAGACATTCTGCTGGGAGTATTGGGACATTTACCACAACGGTGGGTGTGAAGAAATCGTAGAAGAAGAAGTTGAAGTAGACTTTGATGAGATGACTAAGCGTGAAATTGAAACGCTTGCTCGTGAAGAGTTTGATGTTGAGCTAGACCGTCGTCACAGCAAGGCTACACTTGTAGCACAGTATGAATCACTAAAAAATAACTAAGGAATAAAAAATGAACAACTATGAACAGTTTATTCACAAATCTCGTTACTCTCGATATCTAGGCGGTGAAGGTCGTCGTGAATCCTGGGATGAGACAGTAGAG